TCAGAAGTCGTATCAGGCGTTTCATGCGGACTCTCTTGTGAAAAAGAGGGCTCAGCAATCCCTGCCATGATACCAGGCCTCTGTCCGTAACCGACGACTGCCCAACTGATCACGAAGAACAGTAAGGCAGAAATCATACAAAGTATGATACCGACGGTTATGAAGGTCCAGTCGCGAGACATAGCTCTAAGCTACGACTCGCCACCAAGGACCGAAGTCACCTTGGCGCTCGAAGAAGCCGTGAGATAGGCGGTAAGCCCATCCACGATTTGCTTCGCCTCGGCAACGGTGTACCCAGTAATGGGAACATCCATGACGAGGTAAGCAGACATCGAGTATTTGATGTTCTGCGAACTAATCAGAGGGTCCGCCGCAATCTTGGAATGATTGAGGCGTACCGTCCGACGAGTTCTCTTCCCGTAAATATGAGAGACGGTAAGGCTAACCAGCCCATCGTCCTTCTGATACGAAGAAGTATTGACGCCACGAGCGACAGCCGGTAGCGATTGAGCTACCGAGTTGATAGTGACGGACTGAGGATCGGCCAGCATGGCACGAACTCCTAACAATAGAAACGGCCACTAAGAATGATTCTTAGTAGCTAGGACAACTTGGTTAGACCAAGTGCCCCTAGAATGGCCAGTTGTTTAGGGTTGAAACCCCCGAACGTCAGACCAAAACCGAAAGGGCTCGCTTTTATGCGGCGAAAATGGGTTTCCCTTACAGAAAACCTAAATTCGCGTACAGGCACCGTATCTCCCGCAAAGGAGATTTCGAGTGTGTACACTGTATCTTTGGTATACTTTCCATTGATATAGGCATAATCAGCGACTAGGTGATCTTCTTGATCACGGGCGTTGTTTAAGTTAACGCCTATATTTGTGATCCAGTCGATCGCCCAGGACCAAGGCATTAGCTGATAAAGCGTATATGCAGAAAGGTCAGCACCAAACAAGATTCTTGATAATCTGGCGGCTTCAGTGTAACTACCTTGATATGCTTTCGCAAAATCAATGTAATACCTGAACCGAGCAGAAAATCTATAATCCCACTTGGTGGTAACAGTTTGCGTATACGTCCAGCTACCTTGGACATTAGCGGCATTCATCGAAGGTTGCAGTTGACCTGGTCCGTTGTAAGGACCAGTGCCAGTCTGTACTACTGTCGATGTTGTTTCGCCACCTCTAATCTTCCTCGAGCGCCTAACACCTTGAGCGTTGTCACGCTCTAACTGTGTTAGGTTCTTGTTAAAGTTTCGGATGTTTTTGACTAAGTCTTTCACATCCGACACCAGAGGAAGCCATCCAAAGACGATGTTTAAGTAGTTGCTACCGATCCCGTAAGCAAGCCTACGCTTGCTGTTGGGAACTTTAGTCTTGCTTAAGGCATCGCGGAGACTTTTGATCTCCGGAATCTTTGGCAGGTCGTGTAGCTCTCCAATAGCCTGTCCTAGTCCACCCTGAGAAGCCGTTGGCTTCGCAGCTGCCCAAGCTTTTACCCCATATGCAGTTAACTGCAGATCGGATAGCTCGGCAGGGATCGAGGAAGGTGCAGTAGGAACACCAGCCGTAACAAGAAAGAGGACGTTACCGCCTTCTTTCATGCCAAAGCCGAGTCCTACTGAGCTAGACGGTCGAATTGTCACTTTCTGAGCCTTGGCTTCAAGCCAAACCTTAGAGATTGTACAAGGACCACCGGAGTCAAACTGACCAACCTGGGGAAGAACCTTACGAGGGTGTTTACCCTTATAAGAACTCTTTTTCCTAGGTCGGTACAGAAGATGTCCTTCACTAGCTAAGAGCTCTCCTCTACCAAATAACACCTGGTTAGAGGAGCCTGCACTGAAGAGAATACCATTATTGTACACGGATAAACCATTCCATGTCTCAATATTGGTAAGAAACGATCTCTTCTTGATGGCCATAGAGGTAACCTTTCGGTAATAGCTTCTGCTCATCCTTTAAGGGGAGCATTGGCTAGGGTAAGAGTGGTGATGGGGTCGGATGTTTTCCGTCCCATAACGGAGATCATATCATCTCGTTAGCTGACTAGGCTAACCGTGATATGGCCCGTGCGGGTTGCTCTCGAAAGAGACAGTTGCTCGCATCCACAATGGTGTTGCACTAAAGCACG